AAATGCAGGATAGAACATCTTGGATTGTATAATCTTCTTGAGTGGACTATAGTTTCCAAATGGTACAAACTCAGCATTCTTAGAAGGAATGTATGATCTTGTCTCTGGTGCAGGTTTTGTTGCTGCAGGTGCTTCATATGCTTTGAGTATCTCATTAGCAGTTAAGCACCACTTACCACGACCTACCTTCTGAAGGCGAGAGATTTTGTTCATGCGTTTTGTGACACTCTGAACTTTTACACCAAGGTGTGCTGCAGCAGACTTAACGTTCTCTGCAGATATGTCTGAACCGAACTGCTTGAAGTATGTGAGTAGTTCGTCTTCTGTGAATTTTGCTTGGAATGGCATGGGTTTCTTTGTTGTCTATACACATAGTATAGCATGCATTGTATAAGAAATGAAGCCTTGAGTGGACACCTATTTTATTGTCACAAGATAACAAAGGGTTTTGGTTTATCAAATAATACATTATCTATATAATGTTTTGCCCAAGTTGGGTCGAACCATGAACCTAATACTGCTTCAGTTTTTTTATTTCGTTTTTGTTGCTGACAATAATATACCTGGTCTTGATATCTATCATAGGTAGCATCTATATCCATACACTTCTCTGCCTTACTTACTGCATTTACATATACTTGAAGATACTCTTCTAATAATTGCACATACATTATCTGTTCAGTTTGCTTATGCAATCTCATAAACTTACAATGAGGAGAAAATATATCTGCCCACTCAGGTAGTTTACGAAAATCAAAATCCATATATCTTTCACTTATTGGTTTTATATCTTTATAGAACTCTGCCCTAACTCCTTTAACAGGAGATATATCTACAATAGCAGCAGTAACTATACGATTGTTTGCTATTATATCACATCCAAAGATAGGTAATTTATATCTGGGTTCTGGAAATAATACACAATGAAGTACGTCTAGGTATTTTGTTTTACAAGTTTCTAAATGTATTTTTCTAAGACCAGTACATGTCCACATTTCATTATTAATGACAATATCATCCTTAACGATACTTCGATAAGGATCTTCTGGTAAGTGTTTTACATCAGGAAGACCACTCGTTACTTTACGAATGGTCTGTGCAACGTCATCAACAATCATGCTATTTGTTCAATGAATTTATTTAGAATGGTTTTGTTCTGCATCTTTGAACTCATATGCTTTTTGAATGCTCTGTTCAATTCTGCTCTGGTTGCTTCAACACCTTTCTGTTTGATCTCTAGTTCTTCAGAGTCTGAACCATTGTTTCTATCAGGCATAAAGAATGCTTCAGTAAAACCTGCATCATCTTTGATAGAGATAAACTTTTCTTTCTTCCATTGCTTATCATATGCTTGGATATCTTCGTAGTTCTCAGTAAAGTTTCTGATAACTCTGTTTACTTCTCCCTTACTGCAGAGACGAATACCTATCCAGTTGTAGTCTGTAATTGATCTCATGTATGATACGATCTCTTTAGTGGTTTGATAAGGACTACCATTAAGACGTTTCTGATAACCAGTTGTCTTATCACGAAGAACAAATACATAAGAACTACTGCAGATGTTTCTTGAACGTAGTTTGTCATTATCTTTATCCCAATCAGAGTATGTAGTATAGTTCATTGGATTTGCTTCACCATCAGTTAGGCAAACAACATTTACTTTCTGAACTTTCTCTTGTGTTTTCATTTGAGCAACAATTGCTTTTGCACAATAGATTGCTTCTGCAAGTGGAGTACCACCGAGACCATACTGACTACATCCTGTGATGTTGTAGTTGTTCATTGAAAAGACTTGCATGTAAAGAACTCTCATAGACTCTTCTAATGACTTGTTGTTTTGTCTTGATGAAAGAAACTCAAGTAGTCTGAAGTCATCACCAACTGCAAGTTGATGCTCTTTATGCTCAAAACCTCCATGTAAGTAAGAACCATGAGAGTATGAAGAATGATATCCACTCTGGAAACCATAGACTCTGAAAGGAATATTTGCTTTCTTACAGAACCATACTAAGTTGTATGTTTGCTTAAGTGTATCAAGTAAGCACTGACTCATAGAACCAGACCAATCAAGGAACATAACAAGACCATGATTCTTACCATCAGGTACTACTGTAATCTTTTTGAAAATGTCCTCTGTCAACTTGTACTTGTATAGAGATTGAGTATTGATAACACCAGTTTTAGATGTTGCCTGTCTCTTGTACTGATCAGCAGACTTCTTCATTTCAAATTGCTTAAGAAGATAGTTTACTGTCTTGCCAGTTGACTTCTTGAATTTTAAGTAATGACTCTTAGCATAGTCAAGGTTTTGTTTTTTCTCTTCGATATATCTTTTCTGATAACCTTCATCATAATAATCATTCCTTTTGAATTCAAATCTTGTGTACTGATCATGGAAATGCTCTGCTAGGTCTTGTTGAATTTTTTTGTGTCCAACAATAACTTTGTCCATGTCTGTGATTTTAGGCATTGAAAGATAAATCCACTCTCTTGAGTCTTCATCAACAAGAGTCTCAATAGATTCTGCTAGTGCTTCCTCTGTAACACACTTTGTTTCTTTTGTGAAGTCTGTCTCTAGAGTAGTACCACCACCAAACTCACCTGTAGTTTGTGTGTCATAGTCTAGTCCCTCATCTTCGTAGTCATCATCGAAGTCTGTCTCATCTTCTCCTAGATCTGGACGACCTTTAGAGTCACCCTCTTCTCCCTGTCCTTTAGGTGCAGGTTGCTTTTCACCTAACTCATACTCACCATCACCATCTTTCTCTCCGTTGAATGGTATCTCTGGAACTTCTGTCTCATCTACTTTCTCTTGATCTTTCTGCTCTGCACGATCCATCATATCACGTGCTAGGTCTAGTACATCTTGAAAAGTTTTTGTAGTTGCTGCACGATCTACCCATACCTGCTCTTCTGAATCAAAGTCTAGTGTTGAATTACCTTTGAAGAATAGATTCATACGATCAATCAAAGATAGTTGCTCTATATCTCCATCTGACACACCAAAGAACCCATCATTCCATAACTCTTGATAACCTTTGAAAAATGTATTACGAAGACCAGGATACTTGACTTTCATCATACGCTCAATACGTGCATCCTCAAGAACATTTACGAATGATCTGTCTGCACCATTTAGTGAGTCTGCAGGTGTGAATAATGCATGACCAACTTCATGTCCTACAAGTAAATCGTATACTGTATTAGAAGCAGACTTCCAGATAGGAAGACATAAGATACGTTTCTCTACATCAAAGTATGCTGTAGTGACTTTACGATGTTCGATTGTAAGGTTCTCTGTTGCAAGTAGTTTTGCAAGTTGTCCTTTTACTTCTTGGTTGATTAGCATGGGTGTCTCGTCTATACCCATATTATAATACCTTTAAATGTGTTTGCAAGCAGAAAGTGGACACCTTATAAATCGTCCACCAATTTAGAGAAGTCATTTATCTTTTCAAATCTTAATGTCCTATGGAATTTTTCAATAAGGATATCACCTTTGTGTGATATGACAAAGATGTTTGTATTGTTTCCCAAAGTACCAAGTATTGAAAGTAATGCACCTGTGCTATCAGCATCAAGAGAACTATCAAATACTTCATCAAGAATCAACAGATTAGTTGCTGCTGAGTTCTTCATACGTGCTACCTCTCTCCAAGTAAAGAGAAGTGCTAGGTCAATCTTTTGTTTCTCACCTTCTGAGAATGATGCATAACAAAAATCATCTCTAAAACGACTCTTAATCTCTTCATTAAACTCCTCATCAAGAGTAAAGTTAACAAAGAAATCCATACTGTGCAGATATTTATTGATAAGTTGATTGAATATCGGAATGTATTTCTTGATTATACGACTTTTAATACCACTATCCTGTAGCAAACTTCTTACTGTATGATACTCGTCTATCTTCTGTGCAACTTTACCACAATCAATCTTAGTATCTTCAAAATCATCTACCAATGTTTTTAAAACATGTTCTTCTTTCTCAATCTTAGGTGCTGCAGTAAGTTTGTTTAGTTCTTTTTCTATCTGTAGGTTCTCAGACTCCAATCTTACAATGTCTCTATCAAATGTAGAGATCTCTCCTCTAAGTTCATGAGCCTTCATTGATAACTTAGTGGCTTCGTCTAAGATAGAAACTACGTCCTTAATAGCTTCCTGTTCTTTTTTGAAAGCTTTAGCACTTATCACACCATTTTCTGTCAGTGTTTTTATCTTATTATCTTTGAAAGAACTACTAATTGTTTGTGTACAGGTAGGGCAAGTATCATGACTTTCTAAAAATTTTATATCTTTTCCTATCCGTCTCATCTCAGACTTAAGATCAGATGACTTAGATTTTAGGTCTGATAGTATGTTCTGATGTTCATCTGTATCAATCAGTTGCATGTCGAGTGCACTGAGTTCATCTTTTCTTTGGGATTGATCCTGTTCAATACTCTCAATCAAGGCTTTATTTTGTATAACTTTATCTTCCTTCTCTTGCCTTCTGACGCTGTTTACTTCTCTTAAGGATTTTATAAGTTTTTCCTGCGATTTTAACTTCTCTTCTGCTATAGATAGAAGGTTGCTACAATCTTTACTTTGTTGATATGCTACTTTGTATCGATCTTTTAAGATCGTATTCATGTGCGAGAAGATCTTGATGTCGAGTAGATCTTCGATAACTTCTCTCCTGTTAGGTGCGGTGAGTTGCATGAAGGGGACAAATGTGGATGAACCCAAGATGACGACTTGTGTGAAGGACTTGAAGTTGAGTTTGAGAATTGATTGTTCGAGATATTTCTGGGTATCCTTAGTCGCAGCGTCCTGATCAACCAACTTATTGTTTTTGTAAAGCTCGAAAATATTCGGTTTGATTGCTCTGAATACACGATACTCATCCCTCCCTATACTAAATGTGACTTGTACCTTAGTTCCTTTTTCATTGATACTATTTACCAGTTGACTCTTACTTATCTTTCTAAAAGGTTTATTAAATAAAGCAAAACACAGGGCATCTAACATAGTAGATTTACCTGCACCATTAGATCCGACAATAAGTGTCGCACCTGCATCATCAAGTTGGATGTCAGTCCATTGATCGCCAGTAGAAAGAAAATTTTTCCATGCGATCGTTTCAAATACAATCACTATTTTTTATCAGGGTATAATTTAGGGGGAGGTACAACAAGTTCCTCTGGAGGAATTATCATATAATGATAACCATGAGTGCCACAATTGACTTCAATCATTTCATCTTCTACTTCTAATACGAGTAGTTCATGCTCTGTGCCATTTGCTACAAGAAGATCTAGGTATCTTCTACAATCATCCTCCTCCTCAAAACATTGTACAGTTTTTTGTTTATCTTTGTTTAAGATGGAGTAAATACCACCTGATTTTTTATCCGTTAATACAAACATTAGATTGCAGATGCCTCCATGTATAGAGATCTCATCACATTTTTGACATTATCTTTACTTACTTGTAGATCTATTTCATCTATGTAGGTGTCAAGTAAAGTCAAAGTATCTTCTGTTTCGAGTATATCAACGTCATTGTGTCCGACACTAAGATCTTCTACAATCTTTAGGTCTGCAATGTTCATGTCTTGTAGACGTTTAACTGCATAGTCGAACTTAGCATAGTCACCCTTATCTTCTACAATAAGTTTAACAAAAGTTCCTTCTACTTCTCTTTCGCTTGGGAGACTAATTCCATTATTATAATACAATTTAACAAAAACGTCAAAGGGATTCCTATAATGAGTAGTCTTAAGAGTAGTCGTATCAAAAACATGGAAGCCTCTTTTACATCCGAAGTCATTCCAGTAAAGTTGGTAGGGATTTCCAAGATAATAAATGTTGTCTTTATGTGATTTAGAATGATAGTGTCCTGTAAACACTTTCTTAAATTTTTTAAACACAGAATGATCCATACCACGTTCCATGACATGACCAGGATGTGCTTCAAAACCATTGAGTTCTAAATGACCCATACACACTGTGCTTTTGGATTGTTTGATTGCTCTAAATGTTTCCTCAAGATTATCATCACATATCCAAGGAAGACATAGAACATCAAGATCATCATATGTAATGTTGGTTGGTTCCTTAATTACATGAATGTTATGGTATTCACCTAGAAGTTCATCTGGTGCATTGACTCGTAATGTATTCTTATAATATATGTCATGATTACCTACAAGCATATCCATTCTGACACCCATTTCTCTTAGAGGGTCAAACCACATCTCTCTACATTCATCTAGTGAATTAAAATTTATAGACTTACGTTTATCAAACGTGTCACCTAAACAAAAGATATGTTCTATGTTATGTGCTTTTATAAAAGGTATGACAACTTTACCATAAAACTTTTTGTAGTGATTGATAAAGTGTTTGTTATCATTACGAACACCAAAGTGTTGATCAGTTATCAGCAATAATTTCATCGCTTTTGATTCATCTCCACTCTGTTCTTAATTTGATTATAGTCTGCACTTGCGTCTCCGTCAACACTAAAGACATGATCGTATCCAGATTTCTCTAGAATCTTATCTTTAATATCCATCTGACGTTTCTCCTTTGCTATACGTCTTAGAAATGCATAATACACTATCTGAGTAAAATATGCAAATGGATTTCTAGATTTAGTGGGATCAAAGTTATCAATGTATTGTATACAATTTTCTATACCATCACAAACCATATCATCTTTATACATGTAATTGATAAAGTTTGGTCTGTATGATAAGTGTGTTGCTATTTTTAAAAAGCACCCACCGATATAATTGTTGACGCGAGGTTTTGGGAGACCCTTCGCTTCGGCAATATCAACTTTTTCTTTGTACTTAATAATTGCCTCAAGAAATTTTTTGTTATCAACGTAGTGTTGTTTCTTCTTGGTGCTCGCTCGTGCAGCCATATATCTCCTCTTGGATACTTTATTATAGCAGGACTTGACAAACTTGTCAATTTGCTGTACACTAACCGTGTAGGGGTTTCTGAATATATTATTTACCTGGATCTGTATATATCTTCTCGAATAACTTACGTGCCCTATCTATAGAACCCAAATATCCCAAATGTTTTTCGGGACCTTGTTCCATCTGGTCTCTTCTGTCCTGCGGATCTTCACCTTTGAGGTAAGATTCATACATGAATATACATTCTTTAGACATAGATGAAATTGTTAAGATATCTTTTTCCCTTATCACATAGAAATCTTCATTGGATAGTTGCATCCATTTAGAAAAACCTATACCTCGTGCCAATCTGTTGCCCTCAATATCACGTTCTATCATCTGCACCGCTACTGGGTTTTGTATGAAACATAAACTCTCACCATGATCATCTGTTAAGACAGCTTTACCTAACACTTCCTCACCACTTACGAGTTTAAGTACTCCGTAAAATTCTTCTTCGTGTTTAGCGTAACTAATCATCTTTGAGTTTAACATCTATGATCTCATAATCAAACTTTTCCTCATTATAAATTTTAACTCTTTCTAACAAGTGATTCAATGTATAATTGTTTCCTTTGTCAGTGGATATGTCATCAGCAATATCATAAAGAGTTGCTTTTGATTTGTTGTCTCCTTTCCTAAGAACTCGTCCAATGCTTTGTAAATTACGAATACGAGATTTAGAAGGAGAAGCAAATATAACATTATGTAGATTACGAATGTTTATACCTGTACTGAATGTACCATAGGATGCAACGATAATAGAATTATCTGATCTTTCAGTTAACCATCGAATTTCTTCTCGGTCTTCTGTATCCACCCCTCCGTGTACAAGATATACAGGTTGGTCTGTATCACTATTTATCATATTGAACAAGGGCAACCCATGTCTTTCTACGTAGTTAAATAGAATTAGTGTATTACCTTTAAGATCTTTTGCTAAATTTTTAATTAATTTATTTCTAGGTTCATGCTCGACAAGATAATCCATCTCGTCCTGGTATCCTTCAAATATTTTTTCCTCATGTTTAATCAGTACAATTTTAACTTTCAACTTAGAAAGATAACCTTGTTTCATTAGTTCATTGGTCTTAGTTACCTTAGAACATTTACCGAAAACTCCCTCCAATACTAACTGATTCACGTTAGCACCATCTAATGTACCAGTAAAACCTATACGATATTTACAATCGTGGAGTTTACCCATGAGTGATGTTAAAGACTTTGCTTTGAATAGATGTGCTTCGTCACCTATTACAGCATCAAATTTATCAAAAAACTTTTTAGGTTCTTTGTATATTGATTGCCATGTGGAAATCACTACCTCATGTTCCGTATATTTCTCTGCTCCTGCATAAAGTTTATGGCAATGACTATCAACTTTCCACCCATATTCTTTAAAATCTTTATACATTTGTTCCACAAGAGATGTTGTGGGTACAACTATTAATACATTTCTGTTCGCATTAACATGGTATCTCACTAATGAATAAATCATCAAGGATTTCCCGCTTGCAGTTGGCGATAATAGGAGTCGTCTGTTGTATTTCAGGCATTCGTATATTGCTTGGTATTGGTAATCCCTTACCCTATGATTCAAGTGTAGACTCTGTACAAATGAAGCAACTCCCTCAGGAGTAATTAAATCATTTGTTTCTTGAGGGTGACCATAGAATTCATCTTCATCTAAAAC